GTCGCGCACCGCTTCGGCGTCTTCCATGGTGTCCAGATCCGCAGGCTTTTTGATGAGCATGAAGATGTGAGCCAGTTCGCTGAACTGGTAGTCGCCGAACCCGATGACGCCGCCGGCTGCGCGCACTTCCTCGACGCTGTCATAGACGGCGCCGCGCTCAGTGTCGCCGTAGGGGCGCTTCTCCTGGAACTGCTTCTTGATGGACAGGGCGATGAACTCAAGCGGACGGGCGATGAGGCACGTCTTGTTGAGCACGAACTCACCGAAGCCGAACTTGTCGGGCAGGTCCCCCGTGCGTTGCACGAGGTTGAGCCGCGGCAGGCGCAGATCGGAGAGGTTGACGTCGCCCTGCACATCCGCGTCAGAGGCTGCAGCCACGCTCGTGCTGAGCGTGGAGGGAGCGACGGTTGCGGGGAGCTCGCGAGCCGGGGCGGAGCCGGCGACAGGGACGTCCTTGGGGGAGTCGTAGCGCTCGGTGGGGGCGGGCTCGGAGGTTGCGGGGCGGCGGCTGAATGAGGTGGTAGCCATAGTAGTGTAGTCTCTTTGGGTTTGTGGTTTCGTTGGTCTCTTTACTTCGTCCGAATGGGGTCCAGCTTGTGGTAGACTCCTTCGGACACCAAGGCACCTGCCGTCAGGAGACGATCCGTGAGCAGGTTCTTGTATTTCGCCTTCTCGCCCTTGGGGGCGGATTCGGTGAAAATCTCTTCCAGCTTGCCGATGCTGACACCGGTGGCGCATGCGAGCATGTCCTCCCAGGCCACCTTGTCCTTGAGCGCCTCATAGGCGAGCAGCGGGCTGTTGATCCGGCGGGGCTTGTTGACCTCCACCAGACGAAAGTCTTCGGGCACGATGCCCTCGGTCAGGGCCATCTCCAGAGCCCAGGACTGCACGTCCTCCGCCCATTTGGCGGCGATCTTGGCCGCACGGAGCAGCAGGGAGGCGGTCTTGGGGTCACGGGTCTCGCCCGGACGAATGATCGGATCGTCGAGAACCCCGAAGGCAGGGTCAAACTTGCTGACGATGCTGATGGTCTTGCGGGCCAGGGGGCGGCAGCGGGCACGGTTGCCACAGAAGTCGCAGGCTTCGCACAGCGGGGAGAAGGTCTTCTCGACGTCGGGCGAGAAGAAGTCCGTCCTCGCGAGCTTGGCACGCTCGATGACGAGCTTGATCTCAGCGCCGATGGTGTCGAGGTCGCGCTCACGGTTCCATGTGTGGAAGCTGATGGTATCGAGCTTCGGCTGCACAAGGTGGACGGTGATCTCGTTGATGCTCGGGAACATGTTCATCACCCCGAAGGTGTAGGCCTTCATCTGGATGTTCCGCTCCGCGTCGCGCACCGGCATGATCCCGAACTTGAAGTCGACGATGTCAGCCTTGCCATCCGGCTTGATAATGAGGGTGTCGAGGAAGCCCCACTGGTCGAAGACTTCGACGCAGATCTCACGCTTGATGTCGAGCGCACCTTCCGCGACCTCGGCCTCGTAGCCCATCGCCATTTCGACGAGCATCTTCTCCTCGTCGTCCAGTCCGGTCATGTCACCGGTTTCGCAGGCGGCGTGGCAGCGGGTGCCCTGCTCGGCGGCCTTCATGGCCGTGGCGCTGGACTTGCCACCCTGATACCCTGGACAGATCGACAGTGAATCAAGCTGCGAGGGCGAGAAGGCGGCGTGTCCGCGCTCTCCGCTCTTCTTGATAGCGTCCTCCCCGGTGGAAGGGGCTGCGGGTTCTGCGGCTGCAGGGACCGGGGCTGCCTCGGGCTTTGGTTCTGCGGCGGCTTCCTTGGCCTTGCGGGTCCGCTTCACCTTGGGAGTTTCGGCGGGGGCCGGGGCTGCGGGTTCTGCGGCGGGGGTGTCAACCACGGGGGTTGCTTCGACTTCAATGGCGGCCTCGGGGGTCGCCGCTGGGTATGTTGGTGTCCTTGGCATAGTTGTAATAAACGACTTCTTGTGCAGCCGCTGCATGTTGTCAATCTTGATTTGCACGGCTTCCAGCACTTTTTCTTCGATCGACCCGGCGGCGACCAGCACGCGGTTGATTGGCGAGGACCTGGCCCCTGCGCGGTCAATGCGGCCGAAGACCTGGTCCATGATCTTTGCGTTGTAGCATGGGGAGATCAGAGCCTCACGCGGGCGGGCTGCCGTATCTGTATGATGGAGGTTCACGCCGGTTCCGCCTGCGGCAATGTTGCAGATCAGCACATGGACCTCGTCCTGCTGGAAGGCGTCGATAACCTCCTGCCGCCGGGCTGTGCGGGGTTCTTCACCCCAGATCTTGCCAGCGGTCACCCCGTCGCTTTCCAGCAGGTCGCACAGGTAGCGCACGCTCTGGTTGTAGTTCAGGAACACCACCACCGACTTGCCCTCCTCCAGGCGCTCATGCACCATCTGGCGGATCTCAGGCATTTTGAGGAGCTCGACCTTCTGCCGGGCACGGGTCAGCTTGACCACAGCTTCGGCCGGATTGCCCTTGAGGGTGACTCGCTCCTCGATCTCCTTGTCAACGATTGACTGCAGTTCATCAGCACACTCATCGAGCAGCTTCTTGATCTCGTCAGCGCTGCCGAATGAGATGGGGTCGTAGATGATCTGGCCGTCAGGGAAAAACTCGGCGAGATCCTCGCGGGTCAGCATGCTCCCGTGCTCCGGGTAGATCAGCCGGCTGAGCCTGTCGAGGTGGCCGTCGCTGCCCACGCGCTTGACGAACTCCAGGGCGCCCCATGGGTTCGTGGTGGCGCCGAACCGCAGCGCCCACCCGTAGAAATCCTTGAGGCAGTGCAGCCCGAGCAGGTAGCCGATGGCCCGCATTTCGACCGGGTTTTCGCAGGCCGTGGCGCTGAGCATCAGGGTGATGAACGGCTTCGCCGCGATCAGCATCTTGGCGTTCTGGGTGTAGTGCCCCTTGCACGCATGGACCTCGTCAAACACGATCATGGTGCCCGGCGGCAGGGTGAATGTGAAGGAGCCCTTGACCCACTTCCCGAAGAGGGTTGTGCCTTTGCGCAGCTTCTCGTAGTTCACCACGCCGGCGAGCTCTGCCCCCTGCTCCTTGAGCACACGCGACCAGTTGACGATCGTGGACTTGGGCGCGATCACGAACACACTGAGCCCGAGGCGTTTGGCGACCTCCGCGGCGCAGAGTGTCTTGCCCGTCCCGGTCTTGGACGAGTCGATGGCTGCGCGGTGGCGACGTAGGATGTTGCCCAGCGCCTCAATGTGCGCGGCCTGCTGTGGGTATGGCTTCTTCATTTGATGGTTTTCGCGAACTCCCAGATCAGGAGGGCGTCTGCGATGGCGTGGGTTACTTTGACGGAGGGGAAGCGTTTCTGCGCCTCGCCCTTGAGGGTGTTCTTCCAGGCGGTGTATCCGCCTGCGGATTTCTTCGTGCCGAGGCGGAAGTGCTTCTGCCAGGAGTGGGGGTCGATCTCGACGATGCGGATGCCGAGGGCCAGGGCGGCGCCGGTGATGAGTCCGGCGTTGCGGTGCAGCTTGGCCATGCTGGCTCCGCTGACACGTCCGCCGGGCACGGAGACGAAGAGGGGCAGCTTCTCGATGGCCAGCCAGGGCTCAGGCTGGTGGGAGGCGTCAGCGATCTCTTTGACGGCCCGGAGGGCGCCGACCACGTCAGCCTCCGTTTCGGGCATGGATGCGACGGATGCGGGCGACGTGTAGGCCGCGTTGCCGATGACGATGCCGCCGCTGAGTCCTGGGTCGACGGCGATGATGAGTGGGGTCGTGTCGCTCATAGTGTATTGTCTGGGGTGATACCAAACCACTCCACTGCGTCCGGCAGGAGCACAAGCCCTTTATAGTGAGCTTGCAGCACACGGGGAGAGTTTCCGACCTGTTCAGCCACCTTCCAGGCATCGCGTTCCTGCGCCATGGCATAGGTGACATAGGAGTGCCGGAGAGCATTATTCTTCCACACTACCCCAGCTTCCTTGGACAGGCCTCCAGTGTGGCGATGCAAGTTGGGGATGAGGTGCTGGGGGACCACGAACCCCGTCTTGTCCTTGATGTGGGAGAGCCAGGCCGCGGCATTGTCAGGCATCAGGGCGATGCGGCGAGACGCGGTCTTCGTGATCTTCGGCGTCAGCCTCACGGCCTTGTGGACAAGGTCAATATCCGCCCAGCTAAGGCGCCCGATCTCACTGGCCCGAAGTCCGACAAATCCGCCGAGGACCAGGATTGACAGCAGGAACTCTTCCTCTCCCCCAACCAGCATGCCAGCCACCGTCAGCAGCCGGCGCATTTCATCCGTCGAGAAGAACTCCGGCTCTGCCGGGGCTTCCTTCGGCTTCCTGATACGCTCCGCAAAGGTGCGGCGGTCGTAGGGGAGGTAGTCATTGTCCCTCGCCCAGTTCGCCAGCGTCTTGACCGCCCGGATGTAGTTGGCCTTCGATGTCTGGCCCCAGCTTTTCGGCATGGATCTGAGCACTTCTTCGGGGGTTACTTCCTGCAGCAGCATGCTCTTGAAGTGCCGCGTGAATATGCCCATGTGCTTCCGCACAGTGCGGATATGGTGGATGGAAAGTCCGTCGAAACGGTGACTTTTGAGGTAGGCTTGGACCGCTTCGGCGGCGGTCTTGGGTTTGGTTGACTTGTTTTTGCTCATGCTGTAGTGTGGCAGGTGTCGTAAAAAACAACACTCATGGCCTCAGTCAAGAAAAAACATTCGCGAGCTTCACTTCCCGCAGAGCGGGAGGTCTATGGCCTGATGTGGGGGCCGGAGGTCAGCGACCTCGACATTGAGCTCCTGTGCTACCGTGAGGGAGCCCCTGGCTCGCCCGGCAAAGCTCACCACTTCCGCCGGGCGGTCGACCTCCTTTGGAACCAACCCGCCTCCAGCAAGAACTTCATCTGGCACCCGTGGGCGGAGGAGATGCTCGACGCCATCTGTGCCAACAAATACCTGTCGGTCGGGGGGTGCGCGAGCTCTGGCAAGACGGACTTCTTCGCGGTGTGGGGGCTGATCGAGTGGTTGTGCGCCCCGCACGCGACACAGGTCCTCTACACCTCCACCAGCCTCAAGGACAGCCGCAAGCGTATCTGGTCCACCGTCGAGGACTACTTCCAGGCTGTGCCTGGGCTCCCCGGCAAGCTGGTGTCATCTCAGGGTGTGATCCGGTTCGAGGCCGACGGCATCCAGTCGGACAAGTTTGGTCTCACCCTCGTCGCGTCTGACCGCAAGAAGGAGCGCGACGCGCAGAACAAGTTCATGGGTTTCAAAGCCCCCCGCCTTCGATTGGTGGCGGACGAGTTGCCTGAACTTGCTGACAGCATCTTGACGACCGCCTTCTCCAACCTCGCCCGAAACGAGGACTTCAAGATGGTCGGCATCGGCAACCCGAACTCGCACTACGACCCCCACGGCCGATTCTCTGAGCAGTATGCTGGGTGGTCTTCTGTCACAGAATCGGACTACG